AAATCAGCGCGGCCATGATAGGGTTCGGAAACGTCGCCAATATGCCACTGGCCCTCGCCGTGTTGATCGTCAAGCCATTGGTGTAAGTTGTCAACGAATGCTTCGTCGTCGTCCTGAATGCCGCTGTAGTCGTCATACAGTAGCGCCACAATGGCAAAGTGTGGAATGCGGTAGGTTTCTGTCTCGAACATAATATAATCCCCTCGGATTGGTTAAGGGCCCGAAGGCCCGTTGTGTTAGGATGGGTTTTTAATCTTCCGTCAATCGTTCGTAAACTTCGCGCCAATTGACCTGTGACAACGCCTCAAGAAGCATATCCTGTCTAAAGAAATGATCACCGCTTTGTGGCTGTCCTGCTTCCTCTGGGAACATGATCTCATCAACCATGTCTTTAAGCTCAATACAGGCGTCATACGAATCACCGCAGCGTTCTAGTATTTCCTGCGCGTCATTGTAAAAGCCTTCATTGTTGGCAATGTGCAAAACGATTGTGTCGGTTGCTAAACTCATGTGTTACTCCTTGCTGTTTTGGGTTTCGGCCTTATGGCCTCGTCAGTACCAGTCCCTAACTGGTAGACCCGAAGGCGGTTATTAGGCCGCCGTGGCTTCGAGACATTTCCGCTTTGTTGTAGTTTGTCCAGCATTCATTTTCTTGTCGTTCCATAAATTTTTGGTCTTCGAGATAATCTATTTTTTCTAAAACATATTCTAACGATGGGTGCTGAATGCCGAACTTGTCATCTAGTCTGACGATTGCATCGGCCCATTCGTATCGTAATTTCCAATATATAGATTTATCGGTTGGGTCTAGTTTTTCTTTGAACGAATCACTTAGAAGATAATCGCACAAAGTGTCATTGCAAACGATTGTCCTCATTAGGTTAGAGATTTCTTCCGCTGCTTTCTTGCTGATTGTTGTCATGGTGTAACTCCTTGCTGTTTTAATGTATAATTTGATGTAACGAATGAGAAGATAAGGCATAACGCGAAACGTGTCAAATCTTTTTTTAGATCCATTAGTTATATATATAGAATCAAACAGCATATATCGTAAAACATAGGGTTAAACATGCCTGATATGCGTCATAAGTTAGACAAGAAAACGGCCGATCGGCATTTTCCTGAGTGGTCTCATGGTGGCAAGGGATCGCACGCTAGAAAGACTACTGTAGAGAGTCGGGCTCAATACTCGGCCAATTGGGATAAAATCTTTGGTAAGGGTAAGAACAATGAGTAGTAAGAACCTACACACCAAAACAAGAAACAGATTAGCTCGACAGGATGCATTGCGAGAGTACATGCAAGAAAGAGGGTCGGTTCAATATCTTTTTGATATCATTGAGAAGATCGAGAAATTAGACCCTGAATCTGAGACTTTTAGTCAGGATCTAGCGAAATACTCTAAGGTGGTGGATGTACGGCATAAAATGCTTGGGAAATATCTGCCAGAGCTGAAGGCTACAGAAATCACGGGCGAAGGTGGCGGGGATCTTCAGATAACGGTCTCAGATTTCAAGAATGCCTGATATATCCATTCCCTACCAATGGGAACCTAGGCCACACCAAATCCCATTCTTTAAGGCCATGGATTCAGGGGCTAAACGTGCCTGTATCGTGTGGCACCGTAGGGCTGGCAAGGGTGCTGCAACTCTAAACTTTACAGCTAAAGAGATGTTTAAGAGGGTCGGGACGTACTGGCATCTGTTTCCAGTGCAAACACAAGCGAGGAAAGCGATCTGGAACGGTATTGACAGTGAAGGCCGGTCAATCCTTGATCAAGTCTTTCCTGACGCCATACGGAAGCGCACGAGCTCTCAGGAGATGCTGATAGAGCTGGTGAACGGGTCAACGTGGCAGCTCACAGGGTCGGACAACTATAACAACCTAGTCGGATCCAATCCGGTCGGAGTCATCTTCGATGAGTGGTCACTATGCGACCCTAACGCATGGGGCTATATCAGGCCGATACTGGCTGAGAATGGTGGATGGGCGGTATTCATCTACACGCCACGGGGAAAGAATCACGGTCATTCACTGTACCAGATGGCCAAGAAGTCTAACGAGTGGTTCTGCCAGAATCTAACGGTGAACGACACCAAGCGGGCCGATGGATCACCGGTCATATCATCGGACATCATCGATAACGAACGACTCGAAGGCATGGATGAAGCACTGATCCAGCAAGAATTCTATGGATCCTTTGAAGCTCAGATAGCAGGGGCCTATTACTCAGACCAACTGACAGCAGCGAAGGAACAGGGCCGAGTCGGAAGGCTGCCAATAGAGCCATCATTGCAAGTACATACGGCATGGGATTTGGGCATATCGGACGCTATGTCCATCTGGCTATTTCAGGCCATGGGCAAAGAGATAAGGCTCATTGGGTACTACGAGAACACCTCCAAGGGCATGGAGCATTACATTCAATGGCTGAACCAATACGCGACGACCAACAACGTGATGCTAGGGTCTCACCTTGCACCACACGACATCGAAGTCAGAGAGCTCACCTCAGGCCGTAGCAGAAAGGAAGTGGCCCGAGAGATGGGCATCAACTTTAGGACTGTACAGCGACCGAGAACAAAGGCTGAAGGCATACAGGCCGTTAGACGGATGTTTCCTAGATTCTGGATCGATGACGAGAAGGCCGAACACGGGTATAACTGCATCGCATCATACCATCGGGAATACGACGACAAGCGACAAGTGTTCCGTGATACACCTGTTCATGACTGGGCATCGCATGGGGCCGATGCACTACAGACCCTTGCACTAGGATGGCAAGAATCAATGGTGTCAGGACATAGACCACAACCGAGACAAGCCAAGGTGCAGTTTAGTGTCTTCTAACGAACATATTAACCGCAGTTTAGTGTCTGATGCTTACGTTGTATTCACTAACGACTCAGGTCATTGGTGGTCAAGGTTCCTTCATCCGTTCATCAAGCACTGTTATCTGATGATGGCAGACCGAGGCCGCTGGTTAATCTATGGCAAGTCAATGCATTATGTGGACTTGTTTACTATCGATCGACAAATGGATAAAATCGATGAGGTTATCATTGTCAAAATCGATCGTAAGACCGCGAGGCAATCGTTATTTATGCTCAATACATGCGTAGGACACGTTAAACAGATTCTAGGCATCAACCGACCGTTCATCTGGACACCATACCAGCTGTACAAGTATCTGGAGAAAACAAAATGAAGAAACCAAAGGCACCAAAACCATCAGCTCAAGAAGTAGCAATGGACATCAGGCAGAAACGAGCACTAGATGAGGAGATCGGAGAACAGGAACAACGGTTCAAGGCGTTAGCACGAGGAAAGCTAGGCTCTGCATCTTTGCTAGGTGGTGCTCCACGTTCTAGGACTGAGGCCGCTATGGGTGGCAGGGCATCCAAGGGTGCAGCTGCTGGTGCTGGACGATCAATGCTAGGCGGTTTAGCTGGTGCTGCTAGACGTGGGGCTGCTGGTGCGGCTCGTGCTGGTTTAATGACTTCGACAATGGGCCGATAAGATGAAACTTCCACCCAATCTAGGATCTATGCAGGATCTCAAGACCCGAGAGGCTAGGGCCTTTGATGCTGAGTATCTATGGCACGACCAACTGTCGGACGTGTACGAATACTTCCTACCCCAACGGAACCTGTTCGACAATCAGGATACAGGCCAGAAGAAGATGGAGCGTATCTTTGATTCCACTTCTTTAACGTCTATCCAACAAGGGGCCAGTAAGTTACAGGAGAACATTGCACCGATCTGGGCTAGGTGGGCCACTTTCAACCCGTCGAATGAAGTTCTCAAGCTGCTAGAGTCAGGCGACTTCAACGTCAGCGAGCGTCAGATCAGGGAGAACCTAGAAGAACAGGCCGTTATTGTCTTTGATTATATCAACCGGTCTAACTTCGGGACTCAATTCTACGAGGCTGCGCTAGATCTTTTGATCGGGACTGCTACCTTACGGATTGACGAGACCGACGACGAAGATATGCCGATTGTCTTCCATTGTGTGCCACAGAAAGGTATCGCATTTGAAGAAGGCCCGTATGGAAGCATCGAGACCCACTGGAGACGGTTCAAGGTCAAAGCCAGATTACTGGAAAGGATGTGGAAAGGGTTCGAACCATCGCCTACCATCCAAGAAATGATCGACAACCAGCCCAATGCAGAGGTTGAACTGTCAGAAGGTGTCATCTTTGACCCTAAGACCAAGCGATACTACGGCTGTGTATGGGTTAAACAGGAAGAACGTCTATCTTGGACAGAAGATTTTGGTGTTTCATCGCCTTGGGTAACTGGCCGGTACACTAAAGTTTCTGGTGAGGTTCGAGGTCGTGGGCCAGCCATGCAAACGCTCCCCGATGTGCGGTCATTGAACAAGGCCAAAGAGTTTGTATTGCAGAAGGCGGCCATTGACCTAGCGGGTATGTACACTGCAACGGATGACGGGGTTACTAATCCCTACAATATGGTTATAGCGCCAGGTATTGTGATCCCAGTAGGCTCTAACAACACCAACAACCCGTCTATACAGCGTTTAGACACGTCAAGCAGTCTAGCACTAGCACAATTTGAGATCTCAGAACTGCAAAATGCTATCAAACTTGCCATGTTTAACGATCTGAGAGACCCAGCAGGGCCGGTTAGGACTGCAACGGAGATTGCCATCGAGTCGAGAGAGCTAGCCAAGCGTATTGGTTCAGCATTTGGACGGTTGCAGACTGAGATATTGATCCCAATCCTTAAACGAGTCGTGTCTATCTTGATTCGTCGCGGGTTAATCACGCCTATTGAGTTGGATGGCCGTGATGTAGAGATCAAATTCACGTCACCACTAGCACGAGCACAGGATTCCGAGGACATTCTAGCGGTACAACAAGCTGTAGAGTTTGTTCTATCGACTGCTGGGCCTGAGCAAGTGTTAATAGCATTCAAGACCGAGGACTTTGGTACTTGGGTGGCAGAGAAAACAGGCATGAGTTCTGAATTGGTACGTGATGATGCAGAGAAGCAGCAGATCATCCAAGCTGGAGCTGAAGCAGAACAGGCGCAACAACAACCACAAGCGCCCGTACCTGGACAACCACCACAACTACAGGCGATTTAATGAGCTGGGAAGACTTAGAGATAGATACGGGGAAAGCACAGAAAGCACAGAGCGCAATCAGGGAAAAACAAGCCGAACTAGCCAAGGCTTATAACCGTTGCTTTGC